TCCCCACTTGCGGGGATTACCGCAGTATCTTACAGCGATAGCCAGGAAGTAACGGAAAACTTTGGAGCGGGGAGGTTCCCAGTATCCAGAGGATTAGGCAAAATTGAGAGCGAGGCGACTATTACAATAGATAGGGCCGAGTTAAACGCTTTAATAGGAGCGGCAGCGGGCAACAGATTACAAAACATAGGCGAGTTTGATATTACGGTTTCTTACGTACCGGAGGCGAGCGCTCCAAAAACAGACATTTTAAAAAATTGCAGATTTAAAAACACCGTAGGAGGAGCAACAGAGGGCGACTCTAACGTAGTAGCAGAATTAGAGTTGGCGGTTTCGCATATTCAATGGAACGCCTAACTAAAGATAATCTTTTTTCGTAGGGGGATTTTTGATTTTTTCAATGTGTTTAAAGGGGGGTTTTTTTAACCCCCTTTTTTTGTTACCTTTGTTAAAATTAAAATCAACAGCATGAAAAAAGACGAAATTAAAAAACTAAAGGCCGAACATGGCACAATTTACCGCCTGGATATTCCAACGGCAGAGGGCGAAGAAACGTTAATTTTAAAATCCTTAGACCGCGTAACATATAGCGCCGGGGCTAAGATCATGGAAAAGGACGAACTACAGGCGGCGGAGCTATTTTTAAGGTCCTTAACAGTTGGGGGGACAGTAGACGTAGAGGAGATTATTAAGGATTTTAACGCGCTAAGGGCGGCGGCTCCTTTACTTGTTGAGATCATAGCCCCAAAAGTGGGAAACGTAACAAAGTTGTAAAAATATTAGAGGGTTTAGACTTAAGACTGGCCCACCAGTTCGGAAACTTTCGAGCGGCTAATTTTTACGACGCTAAAATTAAGGAGTTAGACGTCGATAATAACCCCGGCTTGCAATGGGACGCCCTTTTAAGGTATCATTTTAAAGTGGACCCCGACACGTTAGAGGATAAAGAATATTTTAAACTTCTGGCCTCCTTAGAGTGGGTTATTAGAACGGAAAACGAAAAATATAAGGACTAAAAAGGGGGGTTATTTACCCCCTTTTCTTATTTTTGTTAACATGGCAGAAAAGACCCAGTATGTAATAGAGTTAAACGACAAGTTAAGTCCAGGACTAAAAAAGGCAATAGCTAACGCCACGGGGTTGGATAATAAAATGTCGGGAGTCTCTAAAAGAGGCTCTAAGGGAATGGGAATGCTTGGCGGGGCTATTAAAAGCCTAGCGGGTCCGCTTGCACTTGCGGCGGCAGCTTTTAAAGGGTTTCAATTCGCTAGTGAGTCAGTAGCTCAGGCGCGAAACTTTGAGAGCTTAACAAACGCTATTAATTTCGCTAGTGGCTCAGTAGAGGAGGGGGCTAAGAATATGGAGTTTTTGCGCCAAAGGTCCGAGCTATTAGGGACGGACTTATTAGCCACTACAGAGGGTTTTAAGCAGTTTAGCGGGGCAATGATAGGGACCAGTTTAGAGGGACAAGCTACGCGGGATATTTTCGACGGTGTAAACGTTGCGGCCTCAGTAATGGGATTAAGCGCGGACGACGCTAAAGGCTCGTTTTTAGCCCTTAGTCAAATGATGGGTAAGGGAAAAGTTAGCGCGGAGGAGCTTAGGGGACAACTCGGGGAGCGTATCCCGGGGGCGTTTAACATTGCGGCGCGTGCTATGGGGGTAACTTCGGCGGAACTCGATAAAATGATGTCTAACGGCGAGTTAATGGCTGAGGACTTTCTACCAAAGTTTAGCGACGAGTTAAAAAAGACGTTCGGCCCGGGGTTAGAGAAGTCAGTTAACAGCGCTCAGGCTAATTTAAACCGCTTTAACAATACCATGTTAGAGATTAAATTAATTTTAGGCCGTACTTTGTTACCAGTTGTTAATAGTGTAATGAGCGCCTTTAAAAAGGGGTTTCAATTCTTAAAGAGAAATATAGACGCTATTAAAGTGGCTTTTCAGCCGCTAATAGATTTATTTAACCGTTATAGAGAGATTTACTCTAACTTTTTGAGTGAGTTAAGCGGCGGCCAGTCAATTATAGAAATGTTTAAAAGCGCGTTAACTGGAATAGGTAAAGTTTTACGATTTTTAGAGCCTTTATGGAATAGCATTTTAGGGATAATTGAAACTTTATTTAAAGAAGTAGTAAAAATATGGGGCGCTTTCGATGGACTTTTAACACGTTTCCCGATCATTGGGAAAACTTTTCGCGGTTTAGTTTTTGTTATTCGCGAGGGCTTTATTACTATAGCGAAGGAGGCTAAAACACGTTTAGGCGGAGTAGGCGACCTTTTGAGCGGGGTATTTTCGGGAGACACGGCGCAAATTAAACAAGGTTTAAAGGGGTTAGCTTTAGGACTAGCGGGAACGGGCGAGGATTTAGGGGAAAACTTTTCTAACGCATGGAGAAAAGGATTTAACGAAGGATTCGACACCCCAGACCTAAAGGTTAAAGGGTTAACCTCAGCAAAGCCCGCAAATTTCGACGACGTACTAAAAAGCGGAGCGAGAGGACCAGGAGGCACAACGGCGGCGGGCCTAGCGGGAGCGGGCGGTAAAAAGGCAAGCACTAAATTAAACGGGGTAAAATCCGGACGGCCTACAAATATAAATATAGATATAGGGAAACTAATAGAGACGTTTAACGTAACAGCGACTAACTTAGAGGACATTAATAACAAAACTAAGGACCTAGTAGCTCAGGCGCTTTTAAGCGCGGTTAATAACGTTAATAACATAGCTAGATAATGCCAAAACCTCAGAAAATAACGGGTAAATTTACCCCAACAGTAGACCCCGAAATAGTATTAAAAGGCTTCGGGCTACAGGCTTTAAAAGCTAAATTTTACGGCTCATTATTAGAGGCCGAGGAGGAGGACGGAAACGACCCCGACGGAGACAGTTATTTAGGTACTCCCGTTTTTGCTAACCTTACGTTTATTCCTGGGAAATATAAAGATAATAAAGGTAAACCTATAAGTTATGGCACTATTTACGCCAACGACAAGAGTAACGAAAACTTTGTAGTTAACACGGTATTAATAGACGTCTCACAGCAAAAACAAATCATTAAAACGAATATCCAAGGCGTAGCGGGCACGGTTAAAGAATACATTAGCAAAGGAGACTACCAAATTACTATAAGAGGCGCGTTAGTTGAGGAGAGTTCTTTAAAATATCCAGAAATACAGACGCAACAATTAAGGCAATATTTAGAGGCGGAGACGGCTATAGGGGTAGCGAGTAGGTTTTTAAATGATATTTTTAGTATCGACGACATAGTAGTAGAGTCCTTTACGTTTCCACAACAAGAGGGCTACCAAAATGTCCAACTTTTTGAAATTTCGGCAGTCTCAGACGAGCCGGTAGAGTTGTCGGTTTTAAACAATAATTTAAGCGAGGGGGCGACTACTTAAATGGATAGGCTAGATAGTAAAATAGAGTTTAGACGGGCCTTTGAGGAGTCGGCAGTTCAAGAGATTTGTTTTTTAACGGAGTTAAATATAGATTCTAGTTATGACAATTTAACGGACCAGGCTAAATTAATAATCCCTAAAAAAATTAGGTATAAAAAAGAGGACGGCACGGAGGCGGACAGTATAACCAGAGGGTCCAATCCATTATTTAAAACGGGCGACGAGGTTAAAATTTCACTAGGTTATAACGGGCAGTTAACGCAGATTTTCCAAGGTTTTATTAGTGGGATTAGACAAAAATTCCCCTTACAATTCGAGTTACAAGACGAAATATACCAGTTAAAAAAAACTAGTGTAACCCTTTCTTTAAATAATCCAAAGTTAAGCGATTTACTAGGCTTAATTTTACCTACTGGGATAGTTTACGAGATCACAGCGGAGCAAAATCTAGGACAATGGAGGATAAGCAACGCAACGCCCGCGGAGGTTTTAAATGAGTTAAGGAAAAAACATGGTATTTATTCCTTTTTTAGAAATGGTATTTTATACGTCGGGCTTAGTGTAGTCTCAGCCATTCAAAAAACGCACACTTTTAACTTTTTTACCCCTCAGATAATAACAGCGGAGGCGCTTAACTACTTAGATGCTAGCGAGCGCAAAATTAAAGTAGTATGTAAGTCTATAGACAATGCTAATAACACTTTAGAGGTTAAAGCGGGGGACGACGAAGGGGAAACCAGAACGTTATATTTTAACAACTACACTAAAAAAGCGTTAGAGGACACAGCTAAAAGACTAGCGAAAGAGTTAAAATACTCAGGTTACGAGGGTAATTTTACAGCCTTTGCCACTCCCGCGGTAAACCATGGGGATATTATAGAGCTAATAAACTCAGAGATACCAGAACAAAGCGGCGGTTATATTTGCGACAGAGTAGTAACGCGCGCGGGTTGGGGTATAGGCGGGAGACAGGATATTTACATAAAACAAAAGGTTTACGACTTGGACAGCGAAGGCAACCAGGTAAAAATTAGTGAATAATGGCGGGGACTCAGGATTTAGGGGATTTAATTAGAAGATTAACAGAGAACAACGAGGAGCTTTATAGTTTACCTTGTAAGGTTAAGGAGGTAGACGGCGAGACGGCCACGTTAGCGCCCTTGAATGGAGACGCGGACCTATTGGACGTAAAACTAACAGCCGGAGCCTCCGAAACACCTCTTTTAATTACCCCAGTTATAGACTCGGTAGTTATAGCCACCTTTTTAAGTAAGGACACGGCATTTATAAGCCTCTACTCAGAAATTGAGAGCGTAGCCATTCGAGGCGATCAGTTCGGCGGGTTAATTAAGATCGAGGAGTTAGTTAGTAAGTTAAACCGCTTAGAGGACAAGGTTAACGGGTTGGTTAGTAAATTTAATTCTCACGGACACCCCTATGTTATTTCAACAGGGCCAGCTCCTAACCCTACCGCGCCACCTTTAAGCCAAGAAACCCCAATAGCTCCAACCACTCAAAGGGCGGACCTAGAAAACGAAAACGTTAACCACGGTTAAAATACTTAGTCCACTTACAACCCCCTAACGGCGTTTTTTCTTATTTTTGGGTTCATGGCTAAGGACTTAAAACTAGATAATAACGATTTATTTATAGACCCAAACACGGGAGACTTTGCCCTAACGGAGTCCGACACTCAGCACGTTAAAGATATTATTAATTGCTATGTAGGTTGGTATAAAGAATTCCCAACTATAGGCGTAGGGGTTAAAAGGTATTTAGGGCGTCCGGGTAGTTTTCAAGTCTTAAAAAGAGAGATTAAACTACAGCTAAAAAGCGACAACTATAGAGCGGATAATATTAAGGTTAGCGGAAACGAAATTTACATAACAGGCGAAAGAGTTAAAAATTAGCATGGCACAATATACAACAGAGAGCGGGCAGACTATTTTTGATTTAAGCGTACAGCTTTACGGCAACGCATCAAACGCCGTTAAATTATTGAGTGATAACCCAACTTTACAAGGGTTCGGTAAGTTGATACCTGGGGGGACGGTAGTAGAATACACCCCGCCGCTAGGCTTTACGGTTTCGACATTTTTAAGCAATAAAAACAAAACATCCAACACAGGAACGGGCAACCCTTTACAAGGGAGCGGGTTCGATGATGGTTTTACAATAAACGGATTTTACTAATGGCAGTAACTAAGAACACCAACGATTTATTAACACAGGCGGCAACTAACCAACCGGACAACACTACTCAACAGATTAGCCCGGCGGACGTTAGGGAAATGTCCGAAAATTTAGCGGTTAGTAACTACAATAAAATCACAGACGCGGCCCTAGTAGGGTTAAAAGACTTTTCCACTTTGGTAGCTTATGAGAGTGGCCAAGGGGTAACGGTTAGCGGGGATATTTACATTTCTAATAAGGTAACAGGACCGGGAGCATTTACCCCGGCGGACTGGGATTTATACGCGTCTTTAAGCGCGGCGGATAAGGCTAAATTAGATTTTATTACCGTTACAAGTTCGGCGGACTTGGACCAGATGCAGACCGACATAGCAGCACTAGAGGGGGCGAGGATTAATAAAGGAACTTTCGACCCTAGCGGGGGAGTTTTCCCAGGAGGCGGAACGGCGCAAGACGGTTGGACGTGGATAAGTATAGGGACGGGGACCATTGACGGCATGGAAATAAACCCAGACGACGCGGTAGTAGCGGTAGTAGACAACGCGGGGACAGGCACAGCGGCGGACTGGCATTTACAAGACAATAGCGACAAGGTTTTAAGCGTAAACGGGCAGACGGGGACGGTAGTAGTAACCAAAACCGACGTAGGCCTATCTAATGTGCCTAACGTAGACGCAACGGACAGAGCTAACCACACAGGGACGCAAACGGCTAGCACAATTAGCGATTTTGACACGGAGGTAAGTAATAACACGGACGTAACGGCCAACACGGCGAAAGTTAGCAACGTTACCACGGATTTAACCGAGGGTACGGCCACCACTACAACGGTAGACGTTAACAGCTCCGACGGAACTAACGCAACTTTACAGCCCGCGAGTACTATTAGAGCGGGGGTAATGAGTAAGGCAAAATTCGACGAGGTAGAGGCTAATAATTCAAAGGTAACTAACGCAAATCACTCCGGTGATATGTCAGGTAGTGGAATTTTGACGGCAAATCCGACATTGATTAGTGGAAAGTCTACGTTAGGAAGTTTATCAGGAACAGAAGAATTTTTGATTAATGACGGGGGCGTATTAAAAAAGGTTTTGGCTAGTAATGTAGGGGGCGCAGACGGTAACGGGATTTATGATGGTAATGGAGCGCTACCAACGGGAGTTACTACAGTTGACTTTGATACAAACAGTGCTACGGTTTTAGAGTTCTCAGGCGGAAAAATAAAAACCGTAACCGATGATGATGCCTTATTAAGTTCTTTAATACTTTACCGTAAAAGACCAGCGGGTTGGGGCACGTCTATTGACTTTACTCTAAATAACTCTTTAAATGTAGAAACCGAATACGCGCGGGTTATAGGTTGGAACAATGGAGATAACGACGGTTGGTTGAGTTTAGACACTAGAGTTGGCGGGGCTATGAAGCCTTTCTTTATTGCTAAGAACGGTTTACATGGTTTTTATAGCGGTGGCACGGCATCTAATACAAATCCAAACGCAGCCCTAGAGGTTAGAAGTAACGCTACAGGAGGCGGTAATTTAATGACAATGTACACCAATGTAGGCGGTACAGACTTACAACATTGGTTTCAAGATAATGGCGATATTAGATTTGCTTATACAAGCGGAAACATAGGGATTGGATTAACAACAAGTCCAAGCGCAAAGCTCCACGTAGGCGGCACTACTTTACTAGGTGGTAATACTCAAATAGATGGCTCTTTAAAAGTTAATAGTGGAGCGTTAGATAATTACATTAATGGTAGTGGTGGATTAGGTATTAACTATACAGATGCACAGGGGAATGCGTTGTTCGTTAGAGGGTCAGCATCTAAACCACCATTAAGGGTTGATGCAACAACTCCTTTTGTCTTTGGGATTCAAGCAAACGATGTGGCTTTCTTCCAAAAAGATTTAATCGTTGGATTTACATCAAACCTTGGTGGTAGGTTAAGTGTATTAGGAGCAGCTGGTTCAAACGTTGCTACATTTGTAACAGCAGGAACAGCAGAGATACCAATGACAATTGATAGTGATGGATTAACAGGTTTAGCTGATAGCCCAGGTAACATAAGGAATGCAAACTCAGTATTAACGATTACATCTTCAAATACAACAACAGATAGAGCACATTTATTTTTTAATCCAATAACAGCAGCAAAAGCAAGTGGGATAACAGCGGCAGACGGGCAAATGATTTACGTAAACTCAACAGATGCAACTTTTACAAGTGTTGGTTTTTGGGGTAGAGAGAATGGAGTATGGATAAAACTTTAATAATTTAAAACAATAATAAAATGACAATTTCAGAAAAAAGTACAGAATTAGGAATTGACTTAGCACAAATAGCTTTGGATAAATACGGGGTAAGTAAATGTAAGGTTAATGATTCTTTTCATTGCTTCACGACAAAAGGAGGCGAGAAAAGTAATATTTACATTTACGATGACAACGAGGTAAAAATCCACGAGGGTTATTTCAGATGGGACGACGACACACTAGCGGAGGGGTCCACTTTAGCAGAGGTAGAGGCGGCGTTTAAGGCTTTTATCGACGCTCAGGAGTTTAACCCAGTGGCTACAGATGTAGTAGAATACGAAGAAATTGTTTAATTTTGAGGCTTAACCTTAAAATTTAATACAATGGAAGAAAACAAAGAGTTAACCCTAGAGGACAGAATTAAAGCGTTAGAGCAACAGCAAGAACAAGCCAAAGAGGTTTTTATCAAATGCGCGGGAGCTATTGAGGTCCTAAAAGAAATGAGAAACGATGCCACGGCAGACCAATAAAATAGTGATTTTTGAGGCGGAGGCGATGGACTCCGCCCCTATATTTACGCGTTGCGTAAATGCTAATATAGGGTTTTACGTTCAGTTTGACTACTCAGGAGCGACAGGCGACCCCGTGGCCACTTTTTACGCAAGTTCGGACGGCTTTAACTGGGTGCAAAAGAATTTAAAGGACCCGGACACGTGTAAACCAGTACCTAGCCTACCACTAACAGGAGGGAACGGCTCGCAAGGGGTAGAGCTTAACAATTGGCGGGCGGACTGGATTAAAATAGAGATCACAGGAGCGACAGGCGGAACTATTTCCGGCCTTATGGATTACCAAGAAAATAACAACACCTATTAAAAATGGGTAAACTTTACGGAGATAGCTCAGAATGCGGAGGAGGCGGAGCGCTCGAGGGCGTAGCTAATTTCTCAGCCCTACCAGACCCAACAGCTAACGCGGGGGTTTCTTACTTTGTGGAGGCCTCAGAGGGTACGCCGTGGCTCCCTGGCTCGTTAGGGGGTAGTTATTACCCTCGAGGGGTTTATTACTCCAACGGGACAGAGTGGCTATACCAAGAAAACCCAGGACAAGCAACACAAGCGGAAGTTAACGCGGGGTTAATAGACGATAAATTTGTTAGCCCAAAAACATTAGCGGGGGCGGGTATTATAAGCGACAAAAATTTTACCTTTATACAAGCCACGGCCTCGGCTAGTTGGTTAGTTACTCATAATTTGGGGAAAATTCCCAGTATAACGGTAGTCGATACCGCCGGGAATTTAGTAGAGGGGGCGGTAGTGTTAGCCACAGGAAACGAAAATAACGAATTAACTATAAATTTTAACGCTCCCTTTAGTGGGACAGCTTCATTAAATTAAACAAAATGGCAGAAAAGAAAGTTTTAACCCACTTAGTTAGCGTCGGTAGTTCCGAGTTAAGAGGTTGGGCCTTTGAAAGATTAGCAACGGACCCAGTAACACCAACAGCGGGGCAAATTTGGGAAAACACAACCGACAGCGTAATTAAGTTTTACGACGGAACAGCGACCAAGGTTTTAGTAGATACTACGGTAGTATCTAGCGAAACAGTACAAGGATTAATAGAGTTAGCGACTCAGGCAGAGGCTACAGCGGGAACAGCTACAGACTTGGCAATTACTCCGGCAACTTTAGCGGGTGTTATTTCGGGGCTTTCTATTCCTAAAACTTACGGGGTAGATTTAAACAGCGTAGAGGCGGACGTTACTAGAGTTTTTGCGGGTGGACAAACTACTTACACGGTAGTACATAACCAAAATATTAGCGTAACAGTTAGCGAGGTTAAAGAAATATCTACGGGGGACGTAGTAATAGCAGATTTAACAGAGGTAGACGCTAACACGTTCGAGGTAACATTTAACGGAAATAGCACGGATAACACTTTTAAACTTTCGTTAGTAGGCGCTTAATATGAAAATTAAGAGCCTTTTAAATTGGGATAATTTAGACACCCCCCCCGCGGCGCCTAGCTCGGGGGCGGTTTCCTATTTAAAAGACGGAGTTATAGAGGTTAAGGAGGCTGGGGGCGTAGTTACGCGGACGGTCTCAGGGGTAGAGGTTGGCCCAGTTGGCGAGGCGGTTTTTAATAATCCACTCGTTTTAAATAGTGGTATTACTTTTGGCCCCGGTATTGGGGTAGATATTGACGCGGAGACTAACGATTTAGTTATTCCTAACCTTAGCGGAGGGGTTACTATATGTTTGAATTTTTCGGGTAATTATAAACTCACAGGTATACAAGTACCGGACCCAACTAAAAGTTATTTACTATTTGTAAAAAATACAGGGAGCGGCGGAGTTTTAAGGAATAACGATCCGGGGAGTATTGCACAAAATAGGTTTTTAATTCCCGGAGGTAATACTAATTTTAGTAATAAGTCCGCTATATTGGTATATGATACTATAGCGATGAGGTGGCAAATTTACGGACTGTAAAAAATGGCTAAAAAGTACTACATAGAGGACGGGGAGAGTATCCCCGCTATAATATTCGAGGAGACGGCCCCGGCGGGTTTCTCGTTAATTACCGACGCGGCTCAGTTGGTAGAGTTACACGCTCAGAGGTACGAAAAAAACAGACAGGACGGAGTAAACTATTATAACCACTTTCAAGCCGGGTTATATATAGACATAGTTAACGAGGTTTATACAGTAATTGAGGTAGTAACTTTAGAGGCTTATTTAAAAGCGGTAGCGGACGAAATAAAGTCGGGGAGTTGGTTAACGGCTCAAAATACTATAACAGGGTTAGCCCTTAGCGGTATTTTTACGCAAAGCATGAAAGACGAAATAACTAACGATATTAATACCTATGTTAGTGATAATTATTAACGCTTTATTAGCTTTTATAGCACGTTTAGCGGTTTCTATTCTAGGGGGCGCTCTATTTGTTATAGGTTTAATTTTAAGCCGTAATAAAAGTAAGTACCTTTTAAACGTGGCTATTAGCTACGACCAACTAGGGAACGTTTTAGGCGGTCCACTATTTAACACATTATTAAAAAAACCCGGAGGCCGTCCATTTGGCGACGCGGACGAGACTATTAGCTACGTCCTAGGGAAAAATAAACGAATTAATAAACTAACCCGCCTGGGGAAGTGGATAGCGGACGGATTAAACAAAATAGACCCTAACCACGTCGAAAAGGCTAAAAGCTAATGAAATGCAAAATTTTTTTAACTGGCATACGTGGGATAAAAACACCGTAATAGCTACCGGGGTTTTGTCCTTTATTAGTCTACATTTGGAGGACGTAAACCTATTTTTATCTATTATAGTTAAATTGTTTACCTTTGTAAATATTATAGTTTATTTAATCCTCAACTACAGGAGGATTATAATAGCGGTAAAAAGATTATTCACTAAAAGAAAAAAGTAATGAGAAAGGATACGTTAATAATATTAGACAACGGACACGGAGGTTTAGATAAAGGTAAATATACTACCGCGCCGTCTAAAATGTTTAAATTTCCCGA